TTAATTACATCTCCCATGCTTAACACTTTAAAATTATCACTAGCATTAATTGCAGCCATAGATGTGTCCACACTGGTTGAACCTACATCATAATTTTCTAAACATGTAATTGTGCCAGGATTTGTTGTGACTGATCTTTCTGAAATACCAGGCAGTTGCACATTAAATTCATTTAATGCACCTCTTGCAAGTGCTGCAAATCCTTGTAACTGTTTAAAATTTGCTTGTGTATAGGTAGTTAATTCTATGCTTGCACGCCAAATTGTGGTTGCAACTGCACTTCGTATTGTTCTACCGCTTGCTGTTTTTGTTAAGGCTGTTGAATTTTCTTGTCTAAAATTTACAGCTCTTGCGCCAAATATACTAGGATTACTTAGTATTGAAGACGCACCATTTAAATCACCTATTGTAGCCATGTTATGTTGTTACTCCTTGTTGACCTCTTTGGTTAAGAGCTTGATTAATAATACCGACAATTGTTGTTCTTCTGTCAATTAACAATTCGTCAAATCCTGTTGCATCATTTGTTTCTATATTAAAGTTTACATTAACAGCACCCATTTGACCATTTGGTGTTATTTGTCCACTTGCACTTGGTGTAAACATTTCAGGACCTTTTTCACCAACAAGATATGATGCACCTTGTGCAACTGCACCACCTTTTTCTCTTGGACCTGTGTATCTTGTTGCTCGTATTTGTGCAATTTGTGCCGCTGTGGCTGCTGCTGCAACTGCTGCAAATATTCCACCTAATATTGGACCTCCTGCAGCTGAACCAACTTTGTATGAATTAATTATTGATGTTTTTGCTGCAATTAATGCTTCTGCAATTGCAAGTGCTTTTGCAATTTTAAATGCTTGTTCATTTTGTTGTGCAATTTGTGTTAATAAATCTTTACCGTGTTTTGCAGCAACTTTAGTTCTTTCACTGCCTTTTAATGCTTCTATGTCTGATCTTGCATCTTCACCTGCTCGTATAGTTGATAATGCTTTGTCTATTCGTTTTTTACTTGCTGCTTCTTCAGCTCTTGCTTGTTCAGCTCTTAATATTGCTATTCGTTTAATATATTTTTCTTCGTTAGCAATGTCTATTTTTCTTAATTCTTCTAGTGCATCAATGGCTTCTTTGTATGCTTTTACTTTAGGATCTTCTTTGCCTAACACACTTCGACCAATATCACCACCAATTGTTTTGGCTGCTTTTTCTAATATTTCTAACTGTTTTTTCTGTTCTTCTGAAACAATAGGTATGTCACCAACCATTTTTTTAACTTGTTCAGACAGATCAGCATTTTTTTTCATACCATCTTCAATATTTTTAAATATCTTACGCATACCTTTTTCAAAATCGCCAAGCACTCTAACATTGCCTTCATTTGTTTTTTCTAATTCTTCGAATGGAATTTGTAAATTTGTAGCAGTCTGTTTAATTGCCATAGTCTGCTGTTTAATTTTTTCATAATCTTCATCACTAACTAAACCTAAGGCTTTTCTAACTTTAAGTATGCCCATGTTTAATTTTACAAAACCTTCTAATAGTAAACCTATACCTTTTCTTGTAAAATCAAAGAAATAACCAAATAACAATGCTAATGCTTTACCTCTTTTACCTAGCATAAAGAAACCAATTAAACCAATTTCTCTTGCACCTGCCGGTAATGAATTTAATACTTTAAATAGTCCATCAAAACCTGCTGCCACTATTAAAAATATTGGTTTTAGTCCGTCTGCTATTCTAGCAAAACCTAATAATGTTTTTTCTACAAATTCTATAAATTTTTGACCAGCAACTGCAGCAAAATCTGTTAATGATGTTTGTGACTCTGCTAAAAAATCATCAAGTGCTCTTAATGCACCTTTTGAATATTCTAACAGTCCGCCTTGATTGGCTAATGCAATTTGAAATTGTAACAGTTTATCTTGCAACATAGAAAACACACCATCAAATGTAGTTGATAGTGCAAATGCTGCTTTCTCGTATGGGCCACCAGGACCAAATGCCTTAGTAATAATATCTCGTGTTTGTGCAACACTGTATTGAACACCATCCCTGAAACCAAGCATTGCTTTAACACCTCGTTCACGAAATAGTTCAGATGCACTAATACCAGAAGCAAATGACCTTTGTAACTGTTCTGCAGCAGTTTGGAAATCTAAACCTGAGACTGCCGCAATGTTACCAACAAGTCTTAAGTTTGCACCAAGTTCTTCTGCATTTTTAGAAACAACTGCAAGATTACCAGCACCACGCTGTATTTCAGCCAAAGTGAATGGTACTTCGCCTGCAAACTTAAGCATTTCTTGGAATGCTTTAGCACCTTCGTCTACAGATTTAAACAAAAATTGAAATCTTTGTTGTAGTTTTTCAACATCTGCACCAACACGCAAAATGGCTTTTAGCCCAAATGCAGCACCAATTGCAGAACCAGCAGCAATTACTTTGCCTGCTAAACTACCAAAGCCACGCTCTAAATTACCTACATTTTTATTTAGGTTATTAAGGCGTTTGTCAACATTACGCAATGCATCTTGCGTTTTATCGACTGCGCGGATTTCTATGTCTGTTCTCGCCATGTTTATTCATTACCTCATGTTCTTTTTTGAACCATGCGGCCCATAAGTTAATTTCCTGGACATCAAACTGCATTACTTCTTTAACGCTTTTCCCCAACTCCTTAGCAATACGCATAATTAATTGGAGTTCAATGTCCTCAGTTAGTTTTTTTCGACTTCCTCATATGATGATGTTGTTGAATTTAACACTGCTGCTATTCTTAGAACAACTGCAGGATCAACTTCGTTCATCAGATTGACTTTGTCAAACTTCTTAAACAATGGTTTTCCATCTGGATCCAATGCTTTTTGTATTAGTGTTTCAACTAATGCTTCAACAGTTTTACCCTGTTGCTGTAGTGCAATTATATTTTGTTCTACAGCGAATGGAGAAGCGGATCTATAATAGATGTCGATCTTCCATTCTGGTACAGTCAGCTTTTCTAAGCCTCCTGCAAGTTTTTGTTTAAAATGCTCTTGTGCATTTTTTAGAGCTATACTCATGTTTTATCTCCTTTTTGTCTTCCTAATGGTAGGTCTAGTAATACCACTAGGCGATTGTTTTGAATAGCCTCTGTCTAGACGAGCAGCGTATGGTACGCGGTTAACAGCACTCTTTGAATTACGAGTACTTTCAAGTCGCCAACCGCGACGCGCTCTACCAGATCTTACTGGGGTAAATGATTTTGCATTTGCCAGCAGATCAACGCCTATTCTGGTCATTATGCGGTCTTTTTCTGTTTCAAGACTGCGAATGGCCTGTTTGTTGCCCTTGAAAACAACTTTTAACATTAAGTTATTGTTTCTGAGTGTAACACACCAGTGCCTTGGAACGACACCGTTGCTGAGACAACATCATCAAAACTTGCTGTTCTACTCACTGAAGTTACTATCACATTGCCAACATACTTTACGCCTGTTGCATTTGGAAAAAATTCCACTGATAGTGTTGCATCATTGTTAGGTTCAAAAATTGCTTGACCGTCTTGTGTTGCAGCATCATATAAAACTTCCATTGAGCCTGTAAATGAATGTAAGCCTGACAAATATGTTCTAGCAGCGTCTCCCATGCTTGTGTCTTCAATTGTATCTTTGACATGTTCAACAGTCCAAGATCTCACAGAAGCCACAGTTGTTGATGCTCCACCAGAGTCAGTTCCAAACATTACTTTACCGTTTTCGCCAGTAATTGTAGCCATATTAGTTCTCCTCTATATTTGGTTGTGATTCTGAATTGTTAGTACTGTCAATATCTTCAATATCGTACAATATCTCTTCTTCAAAATCTGGTTTATTAATTACTTCAGCTTTTGCAGTTATCTTATGCTTAGCTGAAGGTTTTTTCTTTGTTTTGGTTGGTTGTAATTGTGTCCAACCTTCACCAAGAAATCTTTCTAGTCTATCGGCCTCTACTGATTTTTTTTGGCCGTCTTTTTGTATTTTAACATATTTCATTATGTTGCTCCTTTACTAAATGAATATCTTACATCACATATCATTAAAAACTCGCCTAATGGTGGTGTGTGTTCGATAATTTCAATTGAAGAAACCAAAGTTGTGCTTGCTTTATCAGTAAGTTCTCTTGTTCTATCGTTGTTTAATGTTTCTTCAATTCTTTCTATTAATTCGTTGCGTTTTTGGTCCACAGTTTGTATTTGACCTACTCGCCCATCAGCACGCACATATCCACGAATATTCATTTGTATGGTACTGCGCCTTGCACCGCCCATTGCATTATCTTCGCGTGTTTCGTTGCCTGTTGTGATTAGTATTGCAGGAAACTGTGTGATTGCTAATTTTTGTAAATCAAAAGGTTCTCTTGTGACAAATGCTGGTTTTGGAGGATCCATGTCCTTCAATACTAGTTCAACATTTTTTGCTATAGATTCTCTGTTAGACATGCACTACCTTTTTAATCTAAGATAGTGAGTAGGTTCCTTCTCTGCGTCACTAACTGTGCCAGAAGAATCTAGATCATATTCTATCCCGTCGCGCATGCATAAATCAAGTTCGCGCTCGTATTCTTTTCTATAAAATTCCATTTTTCTTTCAAAGATGTCCATGTCAGGCTCAAACTTTGCAAGTTTAGGATATATGTGAAAACCGAGTGCTTGGTAACAGCATGCTCTTGTTAATTGTGAAGCAGTGTATAGGTCATCATCTGGATCGACTTGACCTGTTGTTAAGTATTTTATATCATACAAACCTATTTGTTGTGTTGGCCACCAACGAACGCGTAAATCTCTAAACACATCATTTTGTGCTTTGGTTATTTCTGCTGTAAAATCGTTAATGCCAAAATTATCAATATCCGGCTCGTATTCTTTTATATCTGTTATTGTAGCTAATATAGCCATGGGGTTTCTGACCTCCTTTATAAATTTATTGTTAACAAGTTCTGCTTGTAAATTTATTTATCAAAAATAAAAAAAAATAGGCCTGCAAAGTTAATCACAGGCCTATAATTTAATAGAAATTGCGGGTTATTAGATTATGCTAATGTAGCATTACCAATAATAGCAACTCCGTAGTTGTCAAACACTTCAGTAGTTCCGTAGGCCATCGAACCAACTATTTCTGTAGCTCGTAATGAGGCGTCTCTTTGATTTTCTACTCTCATGTTTCTTTTTAGCATGTATGCCATAGCATCTTGTGAAAAAGCAGCACCGTAATAGTTTCCAGTACCAGTTGATTCAGCAGAGTTTCCACCAATTACTGTACTTTCGAAAATATTTACATTTGCAATTTTACCTATGAAACCTTCAGATAATGCTGTGTTACCAACATCAGATAAAGCGTGACTCATAGTTGCGCCTGCATTAGTTAACTGTTTCTTTAAAGAGTATGCTTGGAATGGATGCAACACACAGTAGTACGGACCTGGAGCATTTTGTGCTCTAAGTGTAGCTGCTGCTTTAAAAATTGTGTCCACTGATACATCAGTTGCACCTGATCCTACAGTTTGTGAAAAACCTGTGAATAGTGCAGCAATATCTTGGTCAACTTTTAAACCCATTGCTTGTCCAATTTGACGACCAATTGCTGTTGCAACATCTTCGTTTGATGTTTCAGTTGCAAGGTCAGTCAATGTTACCAATACACCTCTTTCAGATGCAGTGATTGTTTTTGATGTAGTAACTTCAAACGCTTTGTTTGATAAGTCAGCTCCATCAGCTGGAGAATCAGCAGTTAATGCCGGGAAAATCGGAATTTGTGCTGTTAAACCAGGTGTTCCCGTCATATCGTAATTACGAATTAACGGTCTTAGAATAGACGATTCTTGTAGCGTGTATAATCCAGCTTGAACTATGTTGGAATACAACGCCGTTGTTACGCCTGTATCTACTTCATTAGCCATGTTTTAGCTCCTGTGTTATAGACGAACACCTTTTTTGTTCATGATCTCTTTATAACGAGCTCGATGATCAGGGTTCATCATGTTTAGTTTGCTTATGTCGTTATCTACCACTGGATCTTGCTTACCATAACCTTGTCCTGTACCAGAACCTGATGGTCCTGCTTGCACAAAGTGTTTGTTAGCATTCAAGAAATTGTTTACCAAGTCTTTTACACTTAATGGATCACCATTATCGTTGTATTTTACTTGTCCGTTTGCGGGATCAATTACATCCACTTGACCTGCTTCGTTTAACTT